AGATAGACATGGGCATGGGTCATGAAAAAAACAACTGAAAGTCTGAATGAAATATTTGAGGTGGAAGGCGAACTTGTGGACAGCGAAGTTCAAGATCACAAAAAACCTTCTTTAAGGCGCGAGAACTTTAACGCAAAAACTAAACATGATGATGATATTACAAAAGACTACACGTATGCGCGTGAGAACATGTATGATGTTATTGAACGTGGGACTGAGGCATTAGACTACTTACTAGAACTAGCGAAGGCATCCGAGCATCCTCGTGCCTTTGAGGTTGTGTCAACACTAAGTAAAACGATTGTCGATGCCAACAAAGACTTGCTTGAAGTTCAAACCAAATTGAAGAAACTAAAAGAAGAGGATAAAACAGAGAATCCTCAAAACGTGACTAATGCGCTGTTCGTTGGTAGCACCGCAGATCTTCAAAAATTAATTAAGGGTGATAATGATTGAAAGCGGTTATAATGGTAATGCGAATCTAAAAAAGAAAGGCATAGAGATTGAATGGACTGAGGATAAAATATCCGAGTTTGTTAAGTGTGCTAAAGACCCAAGTTATTTTGCCGAAAAATATATCAATATTGTTCATGTAGATCATGGATTAATTCCCATTCAACTATATGATTATCAGCGAGAAATTATAGAAAAGATTACTAACAACCGTCGGTGTGCGGTTGTAACTTCTCGGCAAGCAGGTAAGACCACCACTGCTGTATGTATTATCCTCCACTACGTTTTATTTAATGATCATAAAACTGTTGCCTTGCTTGCAAATAAGGGTGATGCGGCACGAGAAATTCTTGATCGAATTAAGGTCGCATATGAAGCACTACCAAAATGGTTGCAGCAAGGTGTAATTGAATGGAACAAAGGTTCAGTAGAATTTGAGAATGGTTGTAAAATTATTGCTTCTGCCACTTCAAGTTCTGCTATCCGTGGTAAATCTATATCATTTTTGTATATCGATGAGACAGCGTTTGTCGAAAATTGGGATGAGTTTTTCGCATCTGTATTCCCAACTATTTCTTCCGGTAACACCACAAAGATTCTATTGACATCCACACCAAATGGTCTTAATCACTTCTATAAAACTTGTGAGGGAGCAGAGCAAGAAACTAATGGATATGAGTTTGTTAAAGTAATGTGGTATAATGTGCCTGGAAGAGACGAGGCATGGAAACAAGAAACATTATCTTCAATGGATTATGATTATGAAAAGTTCTCTCAAGAGTTTGAGTGCCAATTTTTAGGATCGTCGGGCACTCTAATTGAGGGCAACAAACTCAAGGCATTAGTCCATAAACATCCCCTAAAGCATTCGAACGATCTGTTTATGTATCAAGAACCCAAAGAAGGACGTTCTTATGTTTGTGTGGTTGATGTTTCGCGAGGGAAAGGATTAGATTACTCTGCTTTTCAAATTATTGATGTGACGAAAATGCCGTATCAACAAGTTTGTGTTTATAGAGACAATCATATTACACCCGTAGAGTACTCAGAAATAATACATAGAACAGCAAAGCATTATAGCGATGCTGTTGTCTTGATTGAAATAAACGATATCGGTGAGCAAGTTTCTGAGTTATTACATTTTGATTATGAATATGAAAATATCTTGTTCACCGAGTCTGCGGGGCGTTCAGGAAAAAGAATTACCGCAGGATATGGTAAAAACGTAGATAAAGGAATACGAACAACCAAATCAGTTAAAGCAGTTGGAACTTCTATTTTAAAATTGTTGATTGAGCAAGATCAACTTATTCTAAATGACTTCAACACAATCCAAGAACTTTCTACATTTTCTAGAAAGGGCAGTTCATATGAGGCAGAGTCTGGTTGCCACGACGATTTAGTAATGTGCCTTGTTCTATTTGCATGGTTGTCAGATCAGCAATTTTTTAAAGAAATGACTGATATTAATACGCTTAAAACACTTAGACATAAAAGCGAAGAAGAATTGATGGAAGAATTGTTGCCATTTGGATTTCACGATGATGGAATGCCAGATGAAGACGTGATTGATGTGCCTATTCCTGGTATTGGTGGCGATATAGATGATTATGATTACAGAAACTTTGACCCATTCTAAATACCCGTTTTTATAAATAATGTAACGAAATTATAAAAATGAACTCTTTAATGAGAAGGAGATAAAAGATGCCTTTCCAAGTATCACCTGGAGTGAATGTTAGCGAGATTGATCTCACTACGGTCGTTCCTGCGGTGAGCACAACTGAAGGTGCTATTGCAGGTAACTTTAAGTGGGGTCCAGTAAACGAGCGTGTTCTCGTTGACTCAGAAGATCGCCTCGTTAGCATTTTCAACAAACCAAATAGTAATACAGCGACAGACTTTTTAACTGCCGCTAACTTTCTTTCTTACGGCAATCAACTTTTTGTTGTGCGCGGTGTATCTGGTGCCAATAATGCTACTTCAGGTGGCACTGGCGCATATGTTGAAAATGAAGATTACTACAACGAAACTTACACTAATACAACCGGACATGGTGATTGGGTTGCCAAGTATCCTGGAGATTTGGGTAACTCGCTGAAGGTATCCGTTTGCCACAATGCTAACGCATGGGAATCTACAGTATCAACAAATTACTCAGTAACTCGTAATACAAGAACAGTTGGATTAATCGGTGATGGTCAAGGATCGTCAAATGCCGAAACTCAGTTTGCGGTTGGAGATTTAATTCTTCTTGGACCAGACAACGAGTCGCGAAAAGTTTCTTCTGTTTCGGGTAACACAATTACCCTAACAACAGACTACACAGGCAACACAGTAAATACATTCGCACCATCAATCACTCGTCGTTGGGAATATTTCGGACAGTTTGATAATGCACCATCAACAACTACTTATGCAAACACAGCAGGAGTTACTGGTGATGCTATCCATGTTGCAGTCATTGATGAGGACGGTAAGTTTTCAGGTTCACAGGGAACTGTTCTTGAAACATTTGAAGCAGTTTCTATTGCATCAGATGCAAAATCAGAGCAAGGTGCTACAAACTATTACAAAGATGTTATTAATCAGCAGTCATCTTACATTTGGTGGGGTGCACACAACTCTAACTTAAGTAATGCAGGTTCTGCAACAGATTCAGTTAGTGGTGGATATGCGGCAGGTCAAGATTTGCCAGTATCAAACTCAATGACAAAAGGTAAGGACGGTGCACAACTTTCTTCTGCTGAAAAGACAGGTTTCTATAACAAGTTTAAGTCTAGCGAAGATGTAGACGTTTCTTTGATTCTAGGTTCAGATGCTGACACTACTTTGGCAACACACTTAATCACAAATATTGCTGAAGTTCGCAAAGACTGTTTGGTTGTGTTATCACCAGAACGTGCAGATGTTGTTAACAACAACTCATACGAAGGCAAACAAACCGCAGACATTATTTCATTCCGTGATGGGTTGCCTTCTTCTTCTTATGCAGTTATGGATTCTGGTTGGAAGTATCAATACGACAAGTATAACGATATCTACCGCTATGTTCCATTAAACGCTGATACAGCAGGACTAATGGTTCAAACCGACTTAACACGTGACCCATGGTTCTCCCCTGCAGGATTCAATCGTGGTAATGTTAAAAATGTAGTTAAATTAGCATTTAATCCTTCGAAAGCAGATCGTGACCTACTTTATAAAAAGGGTATTAATCCAATTGTAACATTCCCAGGACAAGGTACAGTCCTTTATGGCGATAAGACAATGTTGGCGCTACCTAGTGCTTTCGATAGAATTAACGTTCGTAGGTTGTTTATTGTCCTTGAAAAAGCAATTGCGACTGCCTCGACGAGTTTGTTGGCGACATCTACATTAAACCTGCTCGTTCTATCAACTTCATCCAGTTGAACTTTGTTGCTGTTAGAACAGGCGTTGAGTTCTCAGAAATCGTTGGTCGTGCAGGATAAATAGGTTTAAAACAGGAGAACAACAATGGCGTTTAATGTCAATGAATTTGCAGGAGCACTAAGAGCAGGGGGCGCACGTCCCTCGCTTTTCCAAGTGCAAATTACAAACCCGATCAATGGGGTTGCTGACGCACAGGTTCCTTTCCTGTGCAAAGCAGCACAGATTCCAGAAGCAACACTCAGTGCAATTGATGTTCCATACTATGGACGTAACATCAAGTTAGCAGGCACTAGAACTTTTGCAGAATGGTCACCAACGATCATCAACGATGAAGACTTTGCAATCCGTAATGCAATGGAACAGTGGTCAAATGCGATCAACTCGTTTCAAGGCAACCTGAATAATGCGGGCGGTTCAGCACCATCACTCTACAAAGCAAACGCACAGGTTACTCAGTATTCTAAAACTGGTGAGATTCTGCGTGTATACGACTTTGTAGGTATCTTCCCAACCACAGTTGCCGCAATCGACTTGGGATGGGAAAACGGTGATGCTATCGAAGAGTTTCAGGTTACCTTTACATATGACTACTGGCAAGTATCAGGTGGTCAAACTGGTAACGCAGGCGGAATCTAACCCGTCAAAGTGATCTATGGGGGCGCATAAATAGACTTATCGCCCCCTGTTTATTATTAAGGAAACAAAATGGCAATCGAACTCTTTGGTTTTCAAATCGGAAAGAAAGAAGAAGAAACCAAACCCAACGTAGTCTCTTTCGCACCCCCACCAAATGATGATGGCACTCTTGCTGTTGCAGAGGGTGGTGTTTATGGCACAACTGTAGATGTCAATAACACCGCAAAAAGCGAAGCACATCTTATTACTCGATATCGTGAAATGGCGGCACAACCAGAGTGTGAACGTGCTGTAGACGATATTGTTAACGAAGCAATTGTCGGAACAGAATATGATGCTCCCGTTTCTATCGTTCTTGATAATGTTGAAGAAATGAGCGAAGAAATTAAAGA